ACCCTGCCGGATCTTGACCTCGCGAGGCACCTGGCAGCGAAGGGAGACTTTGACACCATGGAGACCCTTTTCGGGGAGACTTCCTTCGTGCTCTCGGAGCTGATCCGGACGGCCTTCATCCCCTCGGAGGGGTGCCGCTTCGTGGTGAGCGACTTCTCCGCGATCGAAGCCCGGGTGCTCGCCTGGCTTGCCGGGGAGGACTGGGTGCTGGACGCTTTCCGGGCCGGAAAGGATATCTACTGCGAGACGGCCAGCATGATGTACCACGTGCCGGTCGTGAAGCACGGCGTAAACGGTGAGCTCCGGCAGAAGGGCAAAATCGCAACTCTGGCCTGCGGATACCAGGGCGGAGTCGGCGCCATGAAGGCCATGGACCGCGAGGGCGCGATCCCGGAGGAAGAGCTGCAGGCCGTTGTGGACCAGTGGCGGGCGGCGAACCCGCGGATCGTGAAGCTGTGGAGGGACTACGAGGCCGCGGCTATGACCGCGATCCGGGAGCGCAGGACGGTCCGGAGAGGAATCCGGCTTAAGGCGAGCGGCCTCGAGCTTGCGGCAAGAGTGGCAGCTGCCGGCGGCCCGGTGAGGCCGTACAGCGTCCGCGAGGGCGTGGAGGTGGCCTTCTCCTACCGGGATGGGAACCTCTTCATCAAGCTCCCCAGCGGCCGGAAGCTCTGCTACTGGGGCGCCCAGGTGAGGCAGAACCCGGCGAAGGGCCGGGACGAGATCGTCTACATGGGCGTGAACCAGACCACGAAGCAGTGGGGGATCACAGAGACCTACGGCGGGAAGATCGTGGAGAACGTGACCCAGGCGACTGCCCGGGACTGCCTGGCGGAGGCCATGCGGCGCGTCACGGCGATGGGCTACCGGATCGTGATGCACGTCCACGACGAGATGATCGTGGACGTTCCGAAGGAAGACCGGGACGCCCTGGAGCGCATCAACGGGGCCATGAGCGACCCGATCCCGTGGGCGCCGGGGCTCCCGCTGAAAGGAGACGGATATGAGTGTGACTTTTACAGAAAGGACTGACAGCTACGAGCTGGAGATTCCGCTCTATGATGGGCGGATGCTTCTGGACCTCCGGGCCTTCCTGCCGGGCGCTGGTGTGAGCCGGGTCCGGAAGATCCTGCAGCTGATCGACCGCGACACCTCCGGAGACACCCGTGAGCTCTACGACCGGCTGGAGAATGCCTGCGGCAGGCTCCTCGGGGGCGAACTGGAAGAAGAACTTGTGCGTGCCCAGGCGTGCGTCGACGAGGCCCGGGAGGGGCTTCTGGAGGCCCGTGGCCGTATTTCCGCGCTGAAGCTCTCCCGGAGGAAGGCTGACGAGGATGGCCGGCTGTTTCTGGATATTCGCATAAAACAGGCCGAGCATGACGCTGATATGGCAAAGGACCGGCTGGCCTGTGCGATGATGGACCTGAAGGCGCTCAGCAAAGGAAGAGCACAGGTCCGGAAGGCTTTGGAGGTGATCAGGAAGTGGCGGCAGAAGTAACACGGCTGGAGCCGAAGGGGGCGGCCGCCTTAAAGGTGGCCCACGATGCGGATCTGGCTATCTCATACGGGCGCTCACGCTTTGAGAAGTCCTGGAAGAACCGGCGGACCACGTGGTCCGGCCTTCTGGGGCGGCTCAGCATCTCCCAGAAGACGGGAGAGACCCACGCGGAGTACATGAAGCTCTCGAAGGATCAGCAGGACCGGATCAAAGATATCGGCGGCTTCGTCGGCGGAAGACTCCGGGAGGGAAAGCGCCGGAACGGCTACGTGGATGCCCGGCAGATCCTCACCCTGGACGTCGACTTCGCGAAGAAGGGCTTCACGCGCTCCCTGGAGGAGCTCATGACCCTCGGCGACCTGCCGGACGTGGCCATGGCCGTCTACTCCACGCACAAGCACTCCGAGGCGTCTCCGCGGCTCCGGCTGATCGTGCCGATGGACCGGGAGACCTCGGCGGACGAGTACGAGGCGATCGCCAGGAAACTGGCCGAGATGATCAACATCGACCTCTTCGATGACTCGACCTACCAGCCAGCGCGGCTGATGTACTGGCCGAGCCACAGCGCGGACGTGGAGCCGGTCTTCTGGTTCCACGACGCGCCGATCCTCTCAGCGGACGACATCCTGGCCGAGTACCACGGCGACTGGGCGGATACCTCAAACTGGCCGGAGTCCTCCAGGGCCGCCGGGATCCGAAAGAAGCTGGCGGACCGGCAGGGGAACCCGCTGGAGAAAAAAGGCATCGTCGGCGCCTTCTGCCGGACCTACACGATCCCGGAGGTGATCGAGAAGTACCTGCCGACCGTATACACGCCCACGGATAAGCCGGACCGCTACACCTACGCTGCAGGCTCCACGGCAGCGGGCCTCGTGATCTACGACGGCGAGATCTTCGCCTTCTCGAACCACGGCACGGATCCGGCGGGCGGCCAGCTCTGCAATGCCTTCGACCTGGTCAGGATCCACCGCTTCGGCGCCCTGGATGACGACGTGGAGGGGAAGAGCGGGAAGGACCTGCCGAGCTATAAAGCAATGGCGGACCTCGCCAGGGACGACGAGGCCGTGCGGCTGACCATCATCCAGGAGAACCGTGCGGAGGCGAAGGAGGACTTCGGCGACAGCCAGGACCCGGATGCCTGGAGGGCAGACCTCCTGGTAAGCGACAAGGGCCTTCTGACTGACGTCAGAAACGCGGAGGCGATCCTGACCCACGAGAAGGACCTGCAGGGGATCCGATTCAACGAAATGAGCCGCCGGGTCGACGCCGAGGGTGTCCCCTGGGACCGGCCGAAGGGCCCCTGGAGGGACGCGGACGACGCTCAGCTTTACCTCTGGATCGCGAAGACCTGGAACGTCCAATTCCCGAAGGAGAAATTCGCCACGGCGCTGACCGCGGTGGCCGACCGGCGGAGATACCACCCGGTGAAGGAGTACCTGAACGGGCTGCCGGACTGGGACAGAGAGAAGCGCCTCGACACTCTGCTGGTGGACCTTCTGGGGGCCGAGGACACGGTCTACGTCCGGGAAGTGACCAGGCGGAGCCTCGTGGCGGCTGTGAAACGGATCTACGAGCCGGGAGCGAAGTTTGACAACATCCTGGTGCTCCAGGGCCCGCAGGGCTGCGGGAAGAGCACCTTCTTCGCCCGTCTGGCCGGGGATTGGTTTTCTGACTCGCTGACGCTGACTGACATGAGAGATGGGAAGGCAGCGGCCGAGAAGATCCAGGGCTGCTGGATTAATGAGATCGGCGAGATGGCCGGCATGAGGAAGGCCGAGATCGACGCCGTGAAGGGCTTCGTCTCCCGCCGGGACGACATCTATCGCGCGGCCTATGGCAGGAACACCGAGAGCCGGCCCCGGCAGTGTATCATCGTCGGATCCACAAACGACGAGAGCGGATTCCTCCGGGATATCACCGGGAACCGGCGCTTCTGGCCGATTAAGGTGACCGGGCAAAGCGATCGGAAGCCCTGGGACCTGACAGACGACGAGGTCGGCCAGATCTGGGCGGAGGCGCTCCTGGCGTATCGGTCCGGGGAGGGCGTCCTGCTGTCGCCGGAGGCCGAGGCGGAGGCACTGGCAGCCCAGACGGAGGCGATGGAAGCTGATGACCGGCAGGGCATCGTGGAAGCGTACCTGGAGCGGCTGCTCCCGGACACCTGGGACGAGCTGGACCAGGACCAGAAGCTCTACTACCTCGACAGCGAGGAGACCGGGACCCGGCAGCGGCAGGTCGTCTCGAACATCGAGATCTGGGTGGAGGCGCTGCACAATCAGGCGAAGGCCATGGAGCCGAAGGACGCCAGGGCGATCACGGCCATGATGGTGAGGATCCCGGGATGGGAAAAGACCGGGGAGCTGCTGTACGTCAACGGCTACGGGCGGCAGAGAGTATACCGCCGACGGAACAATGGAACAAACGGAACAAATTTTTTGGAAGACTTTTAAGAGGAAAAAGGGATTTTTTGGAACAAAGAACAAATGGAACAAATTTTTTACTGGAAGTAAAAAACCTTTTTAAAGAATGCGCCCGCGCGCGAGGCGCGTACACGCGTATACGCGCGTAGGTGTTAAGGAAAATTTTGTTCCATACGTTCCGTTGTTCCTGGAGGAGACAGATGAGAGACGTAACGATCAGGGACTACATCGGCAGCGCGAAGGAGCTGACGGCGGCAGAGGTGCGGAAACTGCCGGTCGGCACAAGGATACTCAGGCACGGCTTCGACCGGTACGGGACCCACCAGTGGAGGGAACTGACCGTTGTGCAGTCCGGGTGCAGTCATGCACTGGCCTACTGGGACCCGGCAAGCTTGCACCACCGGCGTGATGAGGATCACCAAGGAGACGGACCGGATGTGCTACACGGAGGCGCAGGAGTGAGGGAGCGGGAGATTGAGGCCTGGATCAAAGGCGAAGTGGAAAAGCTGGGCGGCCTGTGGCTCAAGTTTGTGAGCCCCGGAAACGACGGTGTGCCGGATCGGGTGGCCATCTTTCCGGACGGCCGGACGGTCTTCGTGGAGCTTAAGACGGCGCACGGTCAGCTGAGCGAGGTGCAGAAGTATCAGATCCGGCAATTCCTGCAGAGGCATCAGCAGGTCTGCCTTGTTTACGGCGACCACGCGGCGCGGGAGTTTGTCCGGGATATGGCCGGGCACGTGGCCAGCTCTATGGTGTACCTGCATAGCACGGACTACGTGCTGGACGAGGACTGCATCTTATGATCGTCTTTTATAACTGCGAGAGGAGGTGATGCCTTATGAGGTTCATTCCGCACGAGTACCAAAAGCGCATGATCGACCGGATCTACGGCCAGGAGCGCGTCGGGCTTTTCCTGGACATGGGCCTTGGCTGAGGAAAGACCGTGATCACGCTGACCGCGGTGAAGGAGCTCCTGGATGACTTCGCCATCTCCCATGTCCTGGTGATCGCGCCGAAGCGAGTGGCGGAAGATACCTGGACCCGGGAAGCGTCCAAGTGGGACCACCTGCAGGAGCTCCGGGTCTCGCCGGTCCTCGGCAGCCAGCGGCAGCGGATCCAGGCGCTCTCCCGGAAGGCAGACATCTACGTGATCGGCCGGGACAACGTCCAGTGGCTGGTCACAAGGTACGGCAAGCTGTGGCCCTTCGACATGGTGGTTATCGACGAGCTCTCCAGTTTCAAGAATCCGCAGGCGAAGCGCTTTCGGGAGCTGCGGAAGGTGATGCCGATGGTGGAGCGGGTGGTGGGCCTCACGGGCACGCCCTCCCCCAACGGCCTCATGGACCTCTGGGCGGAGATCTATCTCCTGGACCGCGGGGAGAGACTGGGCCGCACGATCGGAGCCTACCGGGAGCAGTGGTTCCGGCCGGCGCTGCAGAACGGCTTCGTGGTTTACAAGTGGGCGCCGGTCAGAGGAGCCGCGGATGAAATACGCGAACGCATAAGCGACATCTGCGTCAGCATGAGCGCGGCAGACTACCTGGAGCTCCCGGACAGGATCGACCGAGAGATCCCGGTGAAGCTGTCAGACGATGAGATGCAGCAGTACCGGCTCCTGGAGCGGACCCAGATCCTGCAGCTGGAGAGCGGGGAGGTGGTGGCGGCCTTAAACGCGGCGGCGGTTATGACCAAGCTCCTGCAGCTCTCGAACGGGTCCGCCTACGCGGACGACGGATCTGTGGTCAGGATCCACGAGAGGAAGCTGGACGCCCTGGAGGAGATCGTGGACACCACCGACGGGCCGGTCCTGGTGTTCTACAGCTTTCGCCACGACCTGCAGGCCATAAAGGACCGGATCCCGGAAGCGCGGGAGCTGTCGGGTCCTGATGATATCTCAGCGTGGAACCGGAGAGAGATCCGGGTGCTGCTGGCGCATCCTGCGTCGGTCGGCTACGGCCTCAACCTGCAGGACGGCGGTCATGTGATCGTCTGGTACGGCCTCACCTGGTCTCTGGAGCTTTACCAGCAGGCGAACGCACGACTGCACCGGCAGGGCCAGACGCGGCCGGTCATTATACACCACCTGATCGCGGAGGGCACTGTCGACGAACAGGTGATGCGAGCACTTAAGGCAAAGGACACAGGGCAGGCGGCCCTTCTGGCCGCCTTAAAAGAAAGGAGCAGAGGATGACAGTCATGGAGCTGCTGGACATTACGACCAGCGAGGTGTGGATAACTACGGCGGAGCTTACGAACTCGCGCACTCCGGAGGTCCGGGTGCGGTCTATGACCAAGCGAGAAGAAAAAGAATTTCTCTCGAAGGAGATCTTGTACTCTGAAATTAACACGATCAGTGCGCCGTGTGAGAACGTGGTCTACGTGAGCCTTTACTGGGACAGGGTGAAGGAGGACTGAGCAATGGTGGCGCTCATAATAACGGCCATCGGCTACCTGCTCTTGTTCCTGCTAGGTCTGGAGCTGGTGATCGGTGTGGGGATCATGCTTTTCGTTGCGATCATGGACACCCTTAACGACTGGAGGCGCAGAAAATGACGGAGAAAGACAAGCTATTCCTGAGGGACATCTTGAAGCCAGAACGGCAGGCGGTGCCGCTGCAGGATACCTACTCAGCGAGGCACCTGCCCTTCGGAAGGCTCACGGCTTACGGGCAGAGAAAGAAAGAGGAGGAGCAGAAGAATGAGCACTCGAGATTTTAAGGTCTGGGTGACCACAGAAGAACAGCGGAAGAGCATCGTCGAGGAAGCGCGAGCTCGTGGGCTGAAGATTGCGGAGTCGGTCGAGCTGAGGCCCCTGGCCTGCGGGCTCATAGTCCTGGAAGGAACCCGGATGGTGACCTGGTGCGACTCTAAGGATTACGCCGACGCTCCACAGCCTGGAGCTTCACCGGAGGAGGCGATTCGGCGCCTCCAGGCCTTCCCTCGGGACGAGGTGGAGACTCTGGACGATCCGGTACAGCACCCGGCGCACTACACCACCGGGAAGATCGAGTGCATTGACTACATCGAGGACAAGGAGTTGGGCTTCCACCTGGGAAACGCTGTGAAGTACATCACCAGAGCAGGGAAGAAGGACCCCGCCCGTACGGTGGAAGACCTCGAGAAGGCCGTCTGGTACATCCAGCGGAAAATCGAACTGCTGATGGAGGGAGAAAAATGATCCTGATAGACGAGGCGATGCCGGACTGCTGTATGAATTGTTTTGCAGCGGGCGTCTACGGCTGTACCCTCACAGAGCAGCTCCTGGCTAAGTCGTCCAGACTGGCAGACTGCCCGCTGATCGAAGTCGAAGAGAAGAGGATCCGGGAGAGAGTCAGCCACGTGGACTGGCAGGATCAGACGGTGTACGTGCGAAAGGAGGAGACTCATGATCGCTGAGAAGATCGGACAGGCGGCTCTGCTGGAGCAGACCGCTGAGGAGGCCGCTGAGCTGGCCCACGCGGCTCTGAAGCTGGCCAGGATCCTCCGGGGCGAGAATCCCACGCCGGTTGATGCTGTAAACGCCAGGAAGGCCCTGTGCGAGGAGTACGCGGATCTGCAGGTGTGCATCACGGAGCTGACGGCTTCCGGATATGTGGATCTCGCCACGGTGGTGCGGATCATGGACAGCAAGAGGCAGAGATGGGAGCACCGGCTCCAGGAGGCGCGGTCATGAGCGCCGTCGTGACCTGCGACCGGTGGGGGGCTGAGCTCCCGCCCGGAGT